AAACGACCAAACCCTCAATCGCGACAAATATGTGAACCTTCAGCGGTGGGTGCATGAATCAGAACAACACGGCTCACAACCTTGGGTGAGTTATCCTATCTGGATTGCCGCATCGCATATTACGTGGGCACGCGTATGGAAGGCAATGACCAAAGAATCGGGCGCCTTTGAAAATGGGTTGATTCGTATTATTCAGGGGCCCGGTCCGTCGGCGTCATTTGAATGGGTCGTCGGTTTAACGCCATACAAAACAATTGAGTTTGAAGAAAGCAGAGATAAAAAGATTAAACGCATGGAAAGGGATGCCGACGAATTGTGGTAGATAAGGTGGATTGTGGATTTGATGGATGATTTGATTTGAATAAACATTTGAAAAAAAAGAAAAGAGATCAGCACAAACTGTTCTTTTTTAATTTATAGGTGTTATTGTGTTAGTATTTTATTATGCTATGTGTTATCATAGTATAATATTTTTCTTGTTTAATCTTGCGTCGTCTTTACGCCCAACTGGTTAAACTTTGAGTATAAGGATTGTTTTTGAACGCGTTTAATAATTCAGGCGCAATTCGGTCATTGTTAATCGTTTGGTCATAGCCCTGCGACACCTTTACCCGATCTAAATTTTCAACAATTCCTCTAGCGGTTATTCCGGCTGTGCCACCAGAACTAGGGACCCACCAGCGGTTATTATCTCTATCGCCATCACGTTTATGTATCGTAATGTTTTCTATTTGGTTAAACATTTGAGTTCCTCCTTGATTTGGGCGAAGTTCTTGTGTTTTGTTCACATTATTGCGTTGGCGGTATTCAGCTTCATACGATTTAGAAGAACCCAGACCATTCGGTCCTGCAACACCTGTATGCGAAGTCGTCGTAGTATCACGCTGTAAATGAACCGGTTGATGGGTGGAAACCAAATAGGCACTTGCATTTTGTTGTTGAACATTCAAGTGGTTACAATCTAAATCAGCTTCTGTCATCTCCCGAATGGTTGTTTTGGTCCGATCAGCTGGATTGTATATTTGTCCCTTAGTTACAGGTGCGGTGGGATTTCCGCTGTAACGCATGCTATCAACCACATCTTCTTTGCGCGTGGGTCTAATAAAATCAACAATCGGTGACACAATTGCTTTTATAATACCACCAACCGGACCTATGATTGTATTTTGGCGGGTGGTTGAACGATTATTAGAAATCTTTGTATAACTTTGAATTCCGTAATCACCTGTCGTCGCGCAGGCAGTGCCAGTGCAAGTAGGGGGAGCAAACGCTTTTTGTGGAAGTGCTTGACGGCGTGAAGGTTGGTGTTCTTGGTCAATATACGTTCCTTCGCTCTGGTTTGCACGTGTGCCATAATATTCCGCGGTTGTATTCGTTCTATTCACATCATGCAATAGTTCAATCCCTCTTGCCATTTGTGCTTTTTCCAAACCAGTGGTTGTCATCCAACGTTCAGGTCCAGATGCAAAATATTTTTCGGGCAAATGCTTTTCAACCTTTCCTTGTGTTTGCGAAGAAGGAGCATTTTTAATAAAGTGTGTTCCTGGACCTTCATGCCCTTGTAATTCAAAGGTCATTTTTGGGTTTGTGGCAACACGGAGTTCATCCACGGTTCGGTCGGTCCATAAATCACGTGCTTCCATACCAGAGTTAAACCCCGCACTACCATCATTTGTAAACCCTTTATTTAATCCAGGTCCAACCCGCTGTTCTTCCCAAGGTTTTACATTTGCCATTTTCATACTAGGGTTTACCCGTGATTGTATAAAATCACTTACATTAGGAGCACCATTTGCATATTGATACCCTTCTTGTGGATTAAATAAAGGCGCTTGTTCCTTTTTAGAAAAAAACTGCGAACCAGTGCCTTGCATATTATCTAAAATGCTTTCATGTATAGTGCTATCGGCAGTTGCTCCACGTATTTTCCCACCAAAAAAAGGAGCCATATTGTTATGTTTGAAATTAGATTGATCAATTGGGTTTCCTGTTAATGAATAGTTAGGTCCAGGTAAAGCATTTCGGGATGCTCCATTTTGAGTAGGATTGCTATATTTGTCGGTATGCTGATTTGGTTTAATATAAGCACCAACATTATTCTCTCTGGTTATTTCTTCAGTAGTGGGGAAATTTTTAATAGGAATCGGTGGATTTATATTAGGTAAAGGGTTCTTGCTACCTTGCATATTTGTATAACCTTCATTATTGCATTTTTTATCTTTTTGTTTGGAAATAATATACATACTCCCTAATGCTATTAAAGGAACTGCTAATTCAGCCATTTATATATATTAAATATAATAAATAGTAGATTTATTATATATTATATGTTGTGTGAAAGTGTGTATTTTATTTTTTTATCATATAAATTAAGTATAGGTTAAGTATCAATTAATCGTCTAGGTGCCTTTGCCACAAATATATCTTTTTCCAATATACGTGTACTTAAATTATTTTGAAAAGGAAAACAAATATTTTCTTGAGGGTTTAATGGTAATATACTATATTTAGTTTGCTCTAAATCGCGGTATTCCCAAGCAGGATGCGTTGCTCTTGATTGATCAGTAGATACATTTGCATTATTATAATTAACTTTGGACGTTTTAACAGCATTTAATCTATACTCATTTTTTTCAAGATCATCGCGATTACTATTTCTAGATAAACCGAATAAATCACTTTCTAAGTTTACAGTATTGGTCATTAAATTCGCTCCCCATTTTTGCATACGAATATGTGGATCTTCCATGTATAAGGGCTTGCTTCCATTACCTGGAACATTCAACATATATCTTCCAATTCCGGTAGATTCTTGTAATTGTTTATTTATTCGGCAAGGGTCATCGTGAAAACGTGTAAATGCCATTATTTATTATATATATTATTATATTTTATAATATTGTATATAATTTAACAAGTGTATAATTTAACAAGTGTATAATTTAACAAGTGTATAATTTAACAAGTGTATAATTTAACAAGTATATAATTTAACAAGTGTATAATTAAATCGGGTAAGGTCGTTGATTATTTTCAACAACAAGGGGTTTTGGTAAATGAGTCGGAAGGCGATCAAAAAAGTTCAAGGTCGGAATCGCTTTAAGCTGTGGTTTAATTGGTTTTCTAGGTTTAACTAGATTTGTTGAATTGATCCCAAACAGCATAGATTCAATTTCAATTGGATTGGATGATAAAGTATCTCTTGGCATACGATTTGGCATATACCCCACACTTGGCATTGAGTTTATATATGCTTTACCCTGTGGATTATGAATGTATAAAATATTCTCTCGTCCCAAGTTATAATGTTCTTGTTCTAAATTATAATTACCGCGTGTATTAATATTTCGTGTTGATGCCATACTATATTATATTATTATAGAGTTATAAAAAAATATATAATATTTAATTATATATGTTTATTCCATATATACTTATTCCATATATGTTTTGATGTTATAATGCTAATAGTAATTTATTTAAATATTTTTCATCAATAGATTTATTTATTAAATAATCAATAAGACATCTATGTGTTAAATCAAAATATTCAAACTTAAAAAGCAACTTAAATACTATATCATTCTCATCTAGAATCGCAATTTTATCAGTTTCTATTTCAGTGTTACTGAGTTTGTATATTTCTAGTATTTCATTAATGTGGTTATTCAGCTTTGCCTTTATAAAAACATCATTAAAAACACCCGTAAGAGTTATGGATAAATATAATTCTTCAATTATTTTATTAATTTTATCATCATTCCATTCTGTTAAATCAAATGCTTGTAGTAATTGAATACGATATAATTGTTCTTGATCATTTTCGTCTATATCATCAATTAATTTATAGGTGCATACAAAATCCGCTTGATACATTTATTAAATGATAAAATAAGGGAGAAATGTTTAAATATGTATAAGAAGATTAAATGTTATGTAATAATAATATATATAAATGAAACTAAATAATGAATTAGCGCATTACTGTGATATTCTTGCACTACCTTTTTTCATGATTACCTTAGGTTATTTCTATAATATAGCAAATAAAACAGTATTAGAAAAACTAATTATGTTTTTATAATCATTTGTATAATCGGTGACATGATGTTCACTGCTATATTTTTTGATCTAGTATAATAAATTAAACTAATAAATTATAAATCATATTTAATAACGGTTAAGTGTATCAGTATATTCTTTATCACGTGCTAATTCACGAGAAGGCAATCCACCGCGAATCCATCCTTCCGCGGCATTACTTTCAATTAAATTTGCCGGATTGCTAATCGTTGCTTTTAATGTAGGTATCATCGGCGTTAACGCATATTGAGAATAACACACTTCACTGCTAGGATTAATGCTTTTTTTATTGTTTGCAAAATCACCTTGTTGCATCTGAGATTCTAATTCAGGATCACATTTCCCTCGTCCTAAATAAGGAACAGTTAAATAAGGGCGCTCGTTCAAAGAAATACGGCATTTGGGTTTAGAAATGCCTTTAATTAACAATTCTGAACTTTCTTTAATATTGGAACCACCTACACTAACATGATGACTCCCAGTAAAATTAATGCTGGGTTGACTGGTTGCAAAGTCAACATGATTTGATGTAGGGCAGGATGGACGAAAACTATCAAGCATATAATTAGCATATTCAGAGTTTTGTAATGTTCGCTGACTAAGGTCGGTTCGGTCATCACCTAATCTTGCGGACTGGTTAAATTTAAAATCAAATACAGACGCCATTATATTATATAATATGATTAAATATAAAAATATTACATAATAGATTGTCTATATATAAATATTACATATCATTAATAAAATAATAAATGATTAATAGTTTGTCCAGCGTGGTGGCATATTTCTTACACACGCAATCTCATTATTTTCTTCGTCACGACACGCTATCATATCACCATAACAAAATTCAGCAAAAGATTTTTGGTCATTTTCAACCATAGTATTAGGCATCGGATGCCAAGCATGCATAGATTGTTCAAAGTTAAAATTATCACCTAAATCTTTAAACAATTTTTCATCAATGCTAGGGTCATTGAAATTTCTAATAATAAATTCTTTGGTTTTATTATTGATATCATTTTCAACAATAGGAACAAAAGAGGGTGCCGCTCTAGGACGATTAGGATTATCGTTTATTTCTGGTAGTAAAACATTCATAACTGGATTAGTTACAGTTGGCTCAGTAAAACTTGTCTTTAAAACATTATACAGTTCATTATCAGTAAACCCTTCTTTTTTAATATTCTTTTTATTTTTTATGGTATAAAGAAGAACAATAGCCCCTAAAGACAATAGCCCAGATAATATAACTTTATTATTTTTTGTCAATAAGTAGCCGACAAACATCAATAGTATAACAAGCCGTGTAATTGCATTTAATTTATTTTCAAATGACATTTCGGGAGTAGGCCAAATATTTGATAGTTGGTCTGATTTAAATAAAATATTTGGATTTTCCAACCAGAATGAATTATTCATTTATATATATAATCACAAATATTTTATAGCATAAAATATCTCTAGTTTTATAGTATACTATTATTAACTTATTAACCTATACTATATTTTTTGATAATTTTATTAATTAATTTTATTAATTAATTTTATTTATTACTCTTCTTCTTCTTCTTCTTTTTATCTGTATTGTGATTTTCTATAGTTGTCATTTGTTCACGTGTGCTTCGCTCAACATGTTCTCCTTTTGAAAAAACAATCGTTTCACACGGATCATCTTTGGCGGTCAGTAATGATTTTTCGGCTTCTTCTGCGGCAGCGGCGGCGGCTTTCTTTTCTGCCAAGTTTCTTAAAATTCTTTCACGATTTTTTGCCTCCCTTAATTTTTTATCTAAATTATTTTGCATTGCATTAACATTTACTTTTCCTGGTCCCTTTCCTTGTGGATTCATTCCCATTTTACTCATCATACTTTGAATATCTCCCATACCAGGCATATCCTTCATTTTTTTCATCATTTCACTTGCTTCAGCCAACAAATCACTTTCCTTAACATCACCTGATTTCATTTTTGCATCTAACTTTGAACCAACATTTTTAACTAATCCCATTATCTTAGATGGGTTACTCATTAGATTTTTAAATACGTCATTAATAGAAGTCGCATTCTCCATATCAATATTTAGTTCACTCGCAGTTTCTTCCGCAATTTCTCTTGCTAATTTACCAAGATTGCTATTCATCATATTGTTTACATGATTTTGAATATCGGCCGGATTGGGCAAATCCTCTAAATTAATTCCAGAAGTTTTTTCTCCCTTTTTACTAGATTTATCAGAATTAGTGTCGCTTTCACCATCATTATTATCAGCATCTTCTGGCGGATCTGTATTATTTTCTCCAAATAATGTTTGCATTTGATTAATTGTTTCTTCTAATTTAGTTTTAAATTCATCCTGGTCAATTGTTTCAAACAATTTCGCCGTATCGCCAAATGTATTACCATCAGAAATACTAGAAACAATATTAAATAATACTAACTGTAAATACTTCCAAATTGTTTCACGTGTTTTATCTGAAATATTTTCATTCCATAATAATTTAAAATTAATACCTGGTAAAAATTCAATATCTTCACTAAACACATCAACGGTTTGATAAAGAATATCAAAAAAACGCTTTGGGTATACTGTCTTACAAAAGGTGAATACATATTTAAGTGAATAATCCAATTTGTCTACATCATCCTCAAAAATTAAGTTGTGTAAATTGACATTCATATTATTCTTTTGTTCAGGGAAAGACACTAATATATCTTTTGTCATATCTACAATAATTTTTTTGAAATCAGATGGTATTTGCACTTTTGTCCCCTGTGATTGTGATTGTGATTGTGGTTCTGCCATAATTATTATATAGTTAATTATAATAATTATATATTTAAATCAAACTTGGTTGAAATATATATAACAAGGTAAAAACGATTAATTTAATCCATTTATTTTATTTTAGGTTGGTTAAACAACTCTGCTAATTTTTTTAAATTTTGTAAATATTTCACTACCTTTTTCTTTTCTTCTTCACTCATATTCTTAACCGGTTGTCGCAACGATTCTATTTTATCCAATGCCCATACTTGGTCATCTTCTTTATAACCATGTTGTTTTCTATAATCATTTTCAATAAAAAATGAAATATCACCATTTTCAATTTGATTACTGTATAATTTAACAAAATGCTCATTAAACATTTTAATTAAAGCACGTGGCATTAATATAAGTGATTTATTAATTGTTTTGCGCGTTGACATTATATCCGAATCATTTGGAAACACTCGTTCAATATCCATAATAAACTCAATAAAATGTTTATTAAATGCGTCAACTATTTGCGACTTATTCATTTTTTTAAATAATGTAATATATGTATGTTATATTATTTAAATCTATTTTTAACTAAATTATTTTCTTGTGTTATCTCTTTTTCTTGTGTTATCTTTTTTTCTTGTGTTATCTCTTTTGTGGTTGTATATCATTATTACGGAGTTGTTGGAGTTGTTCCATAGATACATTTCCAACTTTATCTGGTTCATATGTATCTGGTGGAGTGTCTATATTACCAATATATTCAATATCAGCATAATGATGCTGTTGTCGCATTCCTCCATTACCCTTTGCTGATAATGATTGATGGTCCTGATCTAGAAAACTAAAATTATCTGAAGCAACACCATATCCGCCACCGCCAGATAATGCGAATGCCATTGGTTCGCCATTCGTTTTAACCGTTTGATTTGTGTATGTTATATTTTGTGCTTCTAAATGTTTGTATATATCTTGCCCAAAAAGAACATGATGACCTTTATTTAATAACAATAGTGCTGGTATTTTGGTTATTGTTGGTGGTAAAAGCAGTTCCTGTCCGTTTTCTAAAACAACATAAGTAGCACCGTTACTTTTTTTAACTCTTTTATCAATATTAATAAAATGCATATCTTTTTTAGAATTTGAGGTTGATATCATTTGTAATAATTTACTACAATTATCACAGTAATTGCTATAGTAAAGAATAGAACTCATTATATAAAAAATATTATTTTAAAGATATCTAAATAAACTAATTAATAAATAATAAATAATAAAATTGATTTAACAATTATCGTCTATTATATTATATACAAATCGCTCAAAATGGAACCGTCTATTACCAATATTTCTGAGGCAAATAATGTGCTCTCATTTACACTAAAGGGCGTAAATGTAAGTATTGCAAATGGACTGCGTCGTATTTCAAGCGAAATTCCTAGTATTGTCTTCCGAACTTCCCCACACGAAGCCAACAAAGCAGTGTTTGAAGTAAATACAACTAGAATGAATAATGAACTAATTAAGCAACGCCTTAGTTGTATTCCAATTTATGCTGATGTTTCGGAATTTCCTCTTGATAAATATATGTTGGTTGTAAAAAAACAAAATAACTCAACCAGTGTAGAATATGTAACAACGGCCGATTTTCAGATTATGGATCTAGAAACAAAACAATATAACAAAGAACTTTCGTCTAAAATGTTTCCACCCAATTCAATAACAAGCGATTACCCCGAATTAGTTCGTTTACTTCCAAAGGTATCCGATGATATTGAGGGGGAACAATTGGTGCTTACGTGCAAATTTGATATAGGAACCACCAAAGAAGACAGTGCATTTAATATTACTTCTACATTCGTATACTCAAATACAATGGATCCGGTTAAAGTCAAAGCAGCTTGGGCAGCGAAAAAAATAGAATTGTCTAAAACACTTAATGCCGATGAAGTATTGTTTGCAGAAAAAGATTGGCATTTATTAGATGCTCAGCGGCATTTTATACCAGATTCATTTGATTTTAAGGTTGAAACGGTTGGACAAATTAATAATAGAGAAATTATTTCCCGTTCAGCTAAACTGATGATTGACAAATTAGAAAAATTAAAGGACACTATACAAAGTGAACAGGGCATTATTACGGCGACAGAGACAACTATACCAAATTGTTTTGATGTTTTATTGAAAAATGAAGATTATACACTTGGCAAAGCAGTTGAATTTGTATTGTATAATACTCATTACAATAATACGATTCATTTTTGTGGTTTCCGAAAACCTCATCCACATATTGATGAATCAATTATTCGTCTGGGGTTTAAGTCCCCCACCGATAAGGTTACCGTTACAACCTATATTGTAAATGCAGCTGATGAATTAATCAAGGTTTATAATAATATTGGAAAGGTATTTGAAATTGCCAAGTAACATAAAAGGCATATAATTAATAGACTCACTCTATCAAATTACTTTTATAATTTTATAAATACTTTTTTCATTTAACTATTTATAAAAATTTCTATTATAAATATAAGGTAATGGCTGATAAAGTTAAATTACAATTAGGAGATATTATTGAAGTAATTGCCCCTAATGATAGTGAAATACATAATAAAGTATATTACATTGAATACATTGATGATGATAAATTACGTTTAGAAGAAGCGGATGGGTCTGAAGTGATGTTAACATTAACTGATGGACAACTAGATAACGAATCTATTGAAAGTATTATCATAAAAAGTAGAGCAGAAGAAAGTGGTTATGCCCGACAAAATAATTTAATTATTGGTGTTTGGGTTGACGTGTTTTTTAATGGAGATTTGCCATTAACAATTACAGGTAAAATTACAAATTTGGAAGAAGACCGAATTGAAATTACAACATATCCAGACAATGATGTCGTATTTATTGATTTTGAATATAAGGGACTGCCGGATTCTTTACCAATTGAGAAAATAAAAATAAGAAGAGCGCCTGATACAAATTTAGTTTTAGATAAAGATGAAAATGTCAAAGGTAATGATGCTAAAGGTAATGATGCTAAAGGTAATGATGGCAAAGTTGATGATGGCAAAGTTGATGATGGCAAAGTTGATGATGGCAAAGTTGATGATGGCAAAGTTGATGATGTAGATACACAAGTAAAAGCCAATGAAGAAAGAAATAACGAGGACTATATTGACGTAGATATGATAAACGATCAAGAAATTGACGATAAATCTGGTCCTAAAACAATTACATTACAAGAAGCAAAGGAACAAATTAAAACAATGATATTCAATGCAGACCAAATTAAATTTGGCGAAGATTTAGAATTTATAACACAAATGGTTGATGTGCCAGAAGAAGAACAACGGTATGATATTGAAAAACAATTAGATGACATGTTAGATGATTTATTGTCATCTGTTCCAAATGCAGAGAGAACGGATAGGGTAAAAAATAATATTAATACTATGATACAGCGTTTTAAACAATTAAGAGATACCTTTTCTGAGTTTGATAATAAGGGTCATGCAAAGATGCCAAAACCACACGATTCAAATTATAAACCCTTAATAAAAACTCTTGAAAATTTGGAGAAAAATTTACATTGGATTATTCCTGTTGCAAAAAATATTAAAAAATTATATAAAAATGAAGATAAAAAAGAAGATGAAGCTGAAGATGACGATGAACATCTAGAAGAAGATAGTGAATTATTATTTCTAACACAAGAACGAAGGGAAGAAGAAATTATTATTAATAATTATACCAAAAACACGAATGAAGGTGAACAAAACAAGTATGACTATTTACAAAAAGAATATAATCACTTTCAAACACCATACAATGAGTTGACTGATATGAATGAAAAAAATAAAACATTATTAAATAAACGTGTTAATACAAACATCACGGCAATTATAGATAACTTGGATGATTTTAATTCATCGGTAAAAGGAAATGATACATTTTCTATGCCTCATAGCACGAATGTTTCTGAGAGAAAACAACCACAAACACAAAAACGATTTGCAATCCAAAATTATAATATCGGAAATACCAAATTAGATATAACAAAGGTTAGAGGTGAAAATCCAATTATTAAACGAGTCCCCGTAACCCAAAACGACACCATAGATATACAATCATTATTAACCTTGCCAAAAGCATCACTCTATTTTTCGCGTGTTAATATGAATGCATCCTCTATTCTTGATAAATCTAATTTAAATTTACATTATATACAATATTGGAAATTATTAAATCAAACTACAAGAGTTTATAGAAAAACAATAAGTGAACTTAATAAACCATACAGTCATGACAGTGATAAGTATTTAAATAAAACGAGAAATTATCGCATGAATGCTGAACTACTTGAAAAAATAAACAGTGAAAATAAAACAATTAAAGATAGGAGAGATGAGAAGGATAGTTTGTATCACATGTTTTTGGATAGTGTCATTCCAAAAACAAAGGTATTATTTAATGTAATTAAACCATATATTAATAATCTCTCTATAACTGAAATTTTAACTTATCTAGAACCCTTTATGATTTATCAACCGGATATATCATTTTTGCAATACAAGGAAATGTCCGAATACATTAGTGAAAAAATAATTGAATATAGAAAAAAATATTTAGCTAAGTCACGTGTTTTTGAAACTATAAAAAGTTCTCAAAATGTTCTTATACCATCCTTTATTAAACTATTTGACGAAAACCCAAATCTAAAGGCAAAGGTATTGGATGTGTATGGCTTTACGGATACAATAACACAAATGAAAAATGCAGAATTTTTTAAACGCATCATGGAGGTTGATAATGGCATATTTTACAATAATGCAGTTAGTTTAATAACAACAAATTTAATGATTGCGGATGGGGCAAGAGATATTACTGATATTGATATGTATTTAAACAGTGAAGCAAGAAATAAAGAAGATTTGGTTACGGGTAAAGGAACCGCGAAAAAAAAGACAGGTAAAGGAACAGAAGGAAAAAATAAAGGTGGGTTAGCGGAATGTGATAAAATTAAAGTTATTGCAAAACGTTATATTGACCTAGATGAATTAATGGAAGATAATGGGAAAGAAATATTTTTTGATAAAAAATACGATATAACCCCATATGAGGTTGAAGAACGGTTCAAAGTAGATCCATCTTTACCAACTGGCGAAAAAATTAAATTTTATATGGATAAAATTATGCAAATGAAAAAAGTAGACCAAGAAAATGCCAGACGCGATGCGGAATCAATTATTAAACAAAAACGAACAGTTGAAGATGGCGATTATGCTATATTGGAAATAACCGATGATGTAAATGCAACATTGCAATATTATACGCGTTCAAATGAACAATGGCAATTAGATGATTCTATTGATGCCGAAACATTTGCCGATAGTGCGAAAATGTTTTGTAATTTAAATGAAAAATGTATTTCGGTAAAAAATACATGCACGGATGAAACTACCGGCGCAAATGAAATAAAAAAACAAAATTTGAAATTATTATTATCTGAATTTGATACAACTTTGAATGTAAATAAAGATATTATCATTAATAAAATTGAAGATTCACTTGCAAATGCTGATTTTAGAATTGAAATATTGAAAAAAATACGTAAAATGAAGTTATATAAAAATGAAAGTATAAAAATGACGATTGGAAATACCCTAACGGGTGATAGTATTGAAAATAGGATTAATTCACCCTACGATGGGTTATTGAGCACTATAATGGGACAACCAGATATAAGTAAGCGTTATAAAGATATTTGTAAATTTGTGCCTATATTTACGCGTGAATCAAATAGTAATACAGGAGAAGATAAATATTGGTTTTATTGTATTAAAACAAATAAAAAAATGCTTCCTACATTTATTTATAAATTAGCAACTGCATTTTTAAAAGGGTATGACTATACGAATACATTGAATCGTATTTGTGCCGAACAAGGAACAATCAGTGAAGACGGTGATAAATGGGTTGATAAGTATAGTGGGTTTACAATCAAAATGATTGACTTGAATGAAGCCGAAGAATACAACGAAGAAGGGTTTAAAATTATATCCCACGCGGTTATTGAAGATGATGCCGGAGATAGTATAATGCGTCAAGGTGAAAAACAGCCAGGAGAAAAAAATGGTAATGAAAAAGCAATTATTCCAAGAAAATACACATCCGCTGATGCTAATAAAATTTATAATATCATTGAATCATTAAGTAAAAATATGGGAATGGTTATACATGAAAAATATGATTTTATTGTGAGAAATGTATTAAAACAATTAACCAACCCTAGTGTTATACCATCAAAAGATAAATATGAAAAGTTGTTAAAATTAACTATTGCGAAAGGGAAAACAATGGATACGTATGAAGATGCCTACAATTCAACGTTACTCTATTTAACCTTTTCTTATTTTTTGATTTCTATACAGATAAGTATTCCTCCTATAAAAACAAAAATTACTTTTCCTGGTTGTAAAAAATCGTTTAGTGGGTTTCCAATTGATGGTTCGGAAAATAATAGTGGGTTGGTCTATGTTGCGTGTGTCGCGCATAAAATACGAAATAATGCTAGTTTACCTTGGTCTTCTATTAAAAGCCGAAGTGCGTCATATATTGCAAAACAAATGGAATCAATGATAACAAAGTATATTTTGCCAACAGATGAAATACAAAATAATATAAAAGAAATAAAACAGTATATTAGTTCTAATCCAGAACAAGATATACCCGAAGAACATAGCATTGAAAAATGGTCTAATTTTTTACCACCTCTTAAAAAAATTAAAATGGTTACCTCACAAGATATAGGCGAAGTATTTAAAAGTAGATTAATTGATAGTTTACGTAAAGGATCTCAAACACAACATGAATCTATATCGGAAGTAAAGGCAAAAATGCGAGTATTTTCATTTGGGATAATAGACCAAATTGAACAAATTGTAAAGAGAGAAAATGCGTTATTAAAAACAAAAGGTGGGGAGCCATTTTTACAAAATGCGTGTTGCGATGAAGGAGATATTAATACAATACAATACTTTATTAAAGCTCAACCCGAGATTGCTATATTAAATAATAGAGTTGTAAAATTAAGTGATATATATGATGATATTCAAATTATGACACGAGCATCTGTCTTATATGATCCTAGTAATACAAAACGTAAATTAAGAAAGTTAGATGAGGAATTCTCTGAAAATACAATTTATAGAGCATTTATTGTTTATTGTAAATTTAATAGTTTAACACCATTAGATGACAATTTAAAAGCAATATGTCCGACAAAACCCGACGGATTTAATCCAAATGATACATTAGATGAAAGTATTCGTAAATTGAAGAGTAATGCACGTAACTATAATGCAGAATCCTTGGGAAAGTTACTTAGTATTATTAATAGTTCTACAATGGAAACCATTGAATCTACCCCTTCTAAATTAACTAATGCGGATAAGCTGACATTGTTATTAAATAAAATAGACCAAGAAGAATCACGTCCTGCCAATTTTCGTAACTCTTTTATGGAGGTGTTAGAACAGTTTGAATTAAATTCATTAATGGAGGACACTATCCAAATGAGAAAATTCAAAAATGTATTAGCAAAAATGAATGAAGATATGCAAACCCAAGTAGTCAGTTTTGTTAAAGAAAGTAGATTACAATTAAAAAAAACAAATTTCAATAAATTTAAATTGTGTATTGAAACTATTATGGAATTTAATAAGAGCACCAACGAGGAAGAAACAAATTACAAATTAATTAACTTTATGAAAAAAACAATTCGTTCTATGACCAAAGAATACCCGAATATCATTAAAAATAATATAAATAATTTTGAAGAAGATAAAGGACCTATTGTGGCGTATGGAGAAGAGCTAAAATACATTAAAAGAAGTAAATATATAAATCAACACTGGGGGTTTTCTGATAAACATGGAGCTGATTTATTCACTTCTATAAAAAAACATTACGCGGACTTTCAACGCTTCTATAATGACGAACAGACGAAAATGCTGATGGGTAAATTGATGGAAAAAATAAATGATATCAATGAATTATCAGCCAATACATTATTTTATTCGCCAGTTGAACTAATGAATAAGAGCAAAAGTGATAGCAAAAGTGATAGCAAAAGTGATAGCAAGAGTGATAGCAAAAGTGATAGCAAAAGTGATAGCAAAAGTGATAGCAAGAGTGATGTAAAAGAACCTACTCATCGTTATTCCGTTTTTGATATAGATTTAACTACACTGTTATTTCATTTTTATTTCCTGAGTATACTTACCGATTTAATTTCCCTCCAAGACGATACTGAAATATTACAACTACCTTTAGTAACTTTGCAAAATGAGCAAACGGAAGAAACATTATTTATGGCCAGTGAAGATAATATGGATGTATTAGTCGGCAATAAAGCAGAATTGGCAGATAAAATTGCAAATATAATTATTGTCTTTACCGATATTATTTGTAAGGATAAAAAGGCAATCAATTACAATTACCAACAATTACTGGAATTATTATTACGGTCAAAAGAAAAAGAAAAGGATGATATGACAAATGATTTGGAAAGTAAAAATGATGAGGAAAGAGAGATTGATACATTTTTTAAACAACATAAATTAGGAAAATGGAGTATCGGCGAACAAAAAGGATTCCGTAATTATGAGAAGGGGACCTATGATAAGGAACGCGAAACAATGGAGAAAATGGCAGCACGAGAAGCAACCTTAAATAATCGGAATATTGTAACTGATATGAATAGAGATATATTTCAATTAGATATGATTGCTGAAGAGGCAGTAGATGATAGAATTGACCGAGAAGAAAATATGATTACTTATATGGGTGAAGATGCCGAGCCAGAGGAATACGGTATGGATGGGGATGAGAATTATTAAGAATACCCGTTACTCGTTACCCTTTAATAATAAAAATAGGAACCTTTCTATTATTATTATTATTATTATATACATTATTATATACATTATTATATACATTAGTTAAGCACACATATATAAGGCAAGCAACCCACCAATGATAGATATGTTAGAGACAAACGCATAATAGTTTTCACCACCGTTAAACGGGTTGTGATACATAATAGTTGCCGCAATCGTAAATGCAATTAAAGAAATCACTGCCATTTTAAACAAGGACAATAAAGCAAATAAACCAGTAAATGTATAACTCGTTATAATTACTGGCGCAATAAGTTCTAATAATATGACACCACTAATAACTAATTTTGCAAGTGTGAGCGGTATGCTCATTTTCTTAGAAAAGTTCATAGTAGATTTGGAAAACATGTAAATTTTCTCAAACCCACTCAGAAAAAACACTAAAGTAATAAGAATCGCAGGGTAAAATAAACGCATCATTGTATATTATATATTATACCTATGTTAAAAATATTTGTTAGTTAATAAATTAGTTGATTAATTAATAAAAAATTAGTTGATTAATTAATAATAAATTAATAATAAATTAATAATATTTAAAAAAACTAGCATATGGTATATTTTTTTCATTTTTCGTTAGTTCAACCTTAACATTATAGTCAAAAATATATTTTTTTTTATAGATAATTCTATTATTAACAGATAATCCATAGTAATAATGATCACCATAGTAATAATGATCAACCTTTTTTAATTCTATATAATTGTCAATCGTTGGTGATAACCTATACAAAGGTGTATCTTCTAAAGTTATAATTCCATTTTTCCAGCAATCCGATTTACCTAAAAATATATTTATAGGAAGATATTTTAACGGATGACTCTTAACATGAAGAAAACCACCACGAAACAAATTATATGCCATTCTTTTTGTTTATATTAGATTATTAATTTATAATATAATATTTTTAAATTATATTATTATATAATGTTTGAACGACGATGGGTAAGAAATAATAAAATTATTGTAGCAATTGTTATTTATATTGTATTATATTCACTGATTAATATTTTAAAACCAGCATTTATGTATAATCCAGATGGCTCTATAAAACAATTTGGGGTTGGTTATCGTAAAAAAACAATTATTCCAGTGTGGTTAATCTCTGTTTTAATTGCTATTATTTCTTATTTTAGTGTTATGGCATATACGACATCTTTTCGTTATTAGTTTGCCTGAACATAGGTAGTTTCATTTTCCTTTTTTTTTTCATCATCCCGCTCTTTCTTTTCTAAATCTGCCTGATATTTATCATAACGTTCTTTCATTTCTTTAGGTGATTTTGAACAAGCCGAGTTAATTATATAATTGTAACTAATAGAGGTGACAAATAACCCACTTAACATATTCCATACATATTCGGATACAGAATATTTAAGTTGCACAAAATTGTAAAGCTTGTTTCTATAATTTTCATTTTCATATGGATCATAATTAGTAGCATAAGTAGGATCATCTTTGGGTAAAAACTCATTTTTAATAATACCACCTTTCCTTAATTTTTCCCAAGCAGCGTCAAAAATAGGTCTGCTTTTTATAAGTTGTTTATCAACCGTTCTTCCATTTGCGTCCTTTCTAAGTTCCTTTTCGTCATCTTCATACGCTTCTTCATATGATTCAGGTGAAAACTGATTAATTAACATAGAACTATCACTACTTACTTGTAATAAAGCATCTGCCGCTGAACCAGGATTTGCCTTATCAAGTGGGACGAGTATTTTTTTCATTAAATCAGGTAATCCCATTAATTTAGCAACCAAAAATCCAAATGTATTAGCAAATGGTGATAACCAACCAGGAAATAAAAATAAAAATAAATGCAGCACACTAAATATCATAACCCAAGGTATAACTGTAATATATAATGCTGTTTTCCATTGACCACTACCGCACATTGCGGATGATAAGTTGAGATTAATAAAATACTGTCCAGTAATGACAAATAAAATATAGCAGACCTTTATCATTAATTGTTGCATCGTATCTCCGCTCATAAATATGCTGATAATACAATAAATAGAAGTAACAATAAAGAAAAATATCATGGCTGCTAATGGATTAGGTGATGGTGTATTATCTTTATTTTCTTTTGAAGTATCCAATAAAGTAGCCATTTATATTATAGATAATATATATAATTTTTTTTAATAAATAAATGTATAATTATTAATAAATGAGTAATTCAGGTATAGTTTATAATCCAAGATTAATTGAACCTGGTGTTAAATCATTTCTAAGTTCTACCTTAAAAGATTGTAGAAGATTAAAAGACAATTATGAAACTATTATTTTTAATATTTCCATGTTTTGTATATTTATCGTCGTGGTTGGAGGGTTTTTAGTATACCATTATCGGGGAAAATTAACACCGGCAGAAATAGAAATAAAAAATAGAAAAAAACAAGAATATATTGTATCAAAATTACAACAAATGGCGCATTTACGTAAAAATCAAGGGTTAATTACAGAGTTGCCACGTTGGTAATTACGTTGGTAATTTGTAATTCTAGGTATATTGTCTAAATTAAACATTCAGTCTAGTGCAACATCTAATTTAAAATTGTTGCCGATACTATCTTGGTTTCTTTTTCTTTTTCTTTTTCTTCTTCCATCAATATCAGTGCCATTCCAGCATAATTATGTAAATCAATTAAAGTATCTTTTAGTCCTTCATCATTTACTAGATTAATGCCATTTTTTGTAATGGATAATGATCGCTGGATTTTATCTTCAATTCGCATTAATACACCAATCACACCATACTTTGCAAAGGCATCGCCATAGTCGGCATTCTTTTTTGTAAATAATTCCAATCCATCGTTTTGAACTTTTTTAAATTGTTCTACTCGGTTCATTTATAAGAATATAAAACAGATATATTTAATATAGTATTTACACCTTTGGACATTTAAAACGCCGATTTTTTAGACCTTATATTTTTTCTAAGCTAATTGTAAATGAAACACTCATTTACAATTATTTGTTGTATAGTTATTCTTCTAATTGGTACGGTTATCGGCTATATCATATGCCAGTCATCGTGTAATTCAGCACCACCTATTGACCCTAATAAAAAAGGGGCTTCTGTACTTGTCCTCGGATGTATTGACCCCCGTTTTGCCAATGCTCTCGCATGGCATCTAACACACTCAGAAGAACTTCATATGGACTACGATTTATTTACACTTGCCGGTGCATCCCTCGGTGTTCTACAAGATACGTACCCGCACTGGAGTCAAGTTTTTCAAAACCACGTTGATTTGGCAATTAAGTTACATAGTATTAATGAAATATGGGTATTTGACCATATGGATTGCGGAATGTATAAAGCAACTCTCG